CCAAATCTAAATGCTTCTCATTATGTACAGAATGTATCAAACGCTTGTAGTCATAACGCAAATGCCTCACAACATGTTGCCGCGTTTCCAAAGTCATTGGAACATCGCCCACGATAACACCACAGGTACCATCCTCCCGCCTACCAATGAAGATATGCGCAGGAAAAATGGCAACGTTACCACCGATCCCAATACCATCAATAGCACGCACAGAACCACCCACATCTAGGGTTATACGAACTTGATTCGAGGCAATCCTCGTCATGATCTCATCGCCAGACTGCCTCAACACCCTAAATCTATTTGGTGTTTCAAAATCCGGCCTGTGCTCACCGTGCGCAAGGGCATCAGCTAACAACATTGACTCACCATGGCGCAAATAATTGCGCTCATTCCTCTCCAACCGCACGTCTTCCCATCCTTCTGAATCTCTCATAGTCTTTCCTCTATTCCTCTTCTTCACAAAATCATCATCAAACCTGCTATGTTCTTTTACCTTATCCTTTGGCTCATGACTTTGGGCCTCACACTCGCGATACTTGTCAAACTTCCCAATATACACCTCTTCTTTTGACGCTACTTGCTTCCGCAGAACTTTAGCCATTTGATAGAAAGCAGCTAGTGCTCCAACAATGACCACCCCCATCTTTATAGCGTCCAATACAAGTGTATCGACCTTGAACAAACCCTTCTTCAAGCCATCTGGGTAACCTGCAGGGAAACACGTCATACGCGCTCTCTCCAGCCACGTCAACTCCTCACGTTGTTTCATACGCATATTTACAAGAACCTGATGGTAAGCCTTATCAACTTCATCAGGGTGCGCAATCAACAACTTCCGCGCCTCCGCAACTGGATCAGCCCCATACACGAAAAAATAAGGGCAATCACCCTCGGTCCTCGAATACAACTCACACGCCGCCATCACGACACCCTTCTGGTTCTGAAAATGTCCATATCTATCTATACCTATGAAATCAAATAACTGCTTTATCTCACTACTCTCCCATTGGACCTTGCCCACTGGTGGAATCCAACCGGGTTGCTTGTCTAGGAAAGTCGCTGGGACATTCCCCTCAACATTCAAACAATTCGCCAAAGTTTGGAAGGATGCACATGTCCCATACCACATACTCTGAATGGCGATGAACGCCTGATTCTTCGAATATTGATCATCAAAACCCAAATCTTTCTTCGCAACATCAAAGGCAAGTACGGTCTTGT